TCGGTGTATTAGGATTAAAAGTTAAATTAAGAGAGCTAGGTGTTCTCGGAAATAAACACGTCCCTAAACAATACTTACAAGGCTCTGTTCAACAACGAATAGAATTATTAAGAGGATTAATGGATACGGATGGTAATGTTTCTAAAAAAGGACAGTGTTTTTTCTCACAAAGTAAACTACCTTTTATTCATCAAGTAAAAGAGTTACTAGCCAGCCTGTCTATTAAAAATAGTTTTTCATACACTAAAGTAAAATTAGGAGATAAATATTTTGATAGTTGGAAAATAACTTTTTACTGTAAAGATGTTTTTAAATTAGAAAGAAAAAATGAAAGAACCCAACAATTTAAACATACCTTCGGTAGATATATTAAAATTGAAAAATTAGATAAAGTTGCTCCAGTTCAATGTATTCAAATTGAAAGAGAAGATGGTTTGTTTTTAGTAGGAAAAGGATATGTAGTATGTCATAACACAAAATCAGAATTTGCATCTTACTTTCTACCTGCGTGGATGATTGGTAATGATCCTAAATTAAAAATTATTCAAGCAACCCACACTGCAGAACTTGCGGTTAGGTTTGGTAGGAAAACAAAAACATTAATGGATTCGGAAGAATATAAAAATATTTTTAAAACTAGATTACGAGAAGATTCTCAAGCAGCAGGACGTTGGGAAACAGAACAAGGTGGTGAATACTTTGCAGTCGGTGTGCAAGGAGCAGTTACTGGTAGGGGTGCGGATCTACTTATTATTGACGATCCCCATTCAGAGCAAGATGCTTATTCTACTACTGCGTTTGATAAAGCATATGAATGGTATACTTCAGGACCACGTCAACGTTTACAACCTGGAGGAAGAATTGTTTTGGTTATGACGAGATGGTCTACCAAAGATCTAACAGCACAATTAATTAATGCAGGAGCTAAGGAAGCAAAAGCAGATCAATGGGAAGTAGTAGAGTTCCCAGCTATCTTGCCTAGTGGAGATCCTGTATGGCCGGAGTATTGGAAGTTAGAAGATTTACTTTCTGTAAAAGCTTCCGCTGGAATGGGAAAATGGAATGCACAGTATATGCAAAACCCAACTTCAGAAGAAGGAGCTCTCATCAAAAGAGAGTGGTGGAAGAATTGGGAAGAAGATTACATGCCTACTTTGGAACATATTATTCAAAGTTATGATACGGCATTTATGAAAAAAGAAACCGCCGATTATTCTGCTATTACTACCTGGGGAATTTTTAGATTGAATGAAGACGCTCCCCAACAACTAATTTTATTAGATGCTCTAAAGGAACGCTTAGAGTTCCCTGAACTAAGAAGAAAAGCCAAAGAGCAATATGACTACTGGCAACCTGAAACTGTATTGATTGAAGCTAAAGCTTCTGGACTTCCTTTGACCTATGAACTTAGGAATATGGGAATACCCGTGGTCAATTATACTCCCTCCAAGGGTAATGATAAGCATTCCAGAGTGAATTCAGTTGCGCCTCTTTTTGAATCAGGTATGATATGGGCTCCTAAAGATAAACAGTTTGCACAGGAAGTTATTGAAGAATGTGCTGCCTTTCCCTATGGAGACCATGATGACTTAGTGGATTCTATGACTCAGGCTGTTATGAGATTTCGACAAGGAGGATTGCTTTCTCATCCAGAAGACTATAAAGATGAGATTCAGTATAAAAGAAAAAGGATTTATTACTAATGAAACAACCAAAAAGATTAACCTTAACTGTTCCACCTAAATCAGGGCCCACGCCTCAGGGCTTGAATGTTCCTTTAAAAGAAGTTAAAGTGGTACGATCGGAGAAAAATAATGGGAAAAGACAAAAAATCTAAAATCGTTGACGTTGAGATTGTATCCATCAATCCTTTGCAGGATGATTTAAATGAGAGCATTGGATCTCTTGGTCTGGGAGCATCTGTTCCTGTAAAATTAATGCAAAGCATTCGAGAAGGTATTGGTAGTGGAGCAAAAAAACTAGGTAGACTTGCAAACAAGGGTAGTAAAAAACTAGATAAATTTTTAGAGAACAATCCAAAAAAAGGTTTAGTTGGAGTTGCTACTCCCGGTATTGTAAATGTAGTACGAAAACATAAACAAGGTGATTATGATCCTGATCTTTCGTCTACAGAAGGATCCTTTAAAAAAGGCGGACTCGTAAGATCCGGCAAACCTAAGATAGCAAAAAAAGGTTGGAGATAATTAATGGCTGATATGGATAAATCACTTCCTAACGAAGTTAGGAATACTATCGAGATCCCTGGTCCAGGGTCCATGAACGAAGAACAAATAGATATTCAAGAAGATCTTCCTGATCCAGGGAACACGGAAATCACTCCCATGGAAGATGGGGGAGTAGAAATAGATTTTGAACCAGGCGCATTTAACCAAGCACAATCTGAAAACCATTTTGATAATTTGGCAGAGCTGTTGCCAGATGAAACATTAGGTCCACTTGGTTCAGAATTAACGGCTAACTATGATGACTATAAATCCTCGCGTAGAGATTGGGAACGAACCTATACGACAGGACTAGACTTACTGGGTTTCAACTATGAAAATAGAACCGAACCCTTTCAAGGTGCGTCTGGTGCAACTCACCCTGTTCTTGCAGAAGCAGTAACTCAGTTTCAAGCTTTGGCGTACAAAGAATTATTACCCGCTAATGGGCCGGTACGAACACAGACCATTGGTCTTTCTACTAAAGAAAAAGAACAACAAGCCAATCGTGTTAAAGATTTTATGAATTATCAAATCATGGATGTCATGCGAGAGTATGAACCTGAATTTGATCAAATGTTATTTTATTTACCTCTAGCAGGATCTTCTTTTAAAAAAGTGTATTACGATGCACTATTGGGGAGAACCGTTTCTAAATTTGTACCTGCAGAAGATTTAGTCGTTCCCTATTCCGCAACTTCTTTGGAAGATGCCGAAGCGATTATTCACATTGTGAAGATCTCAGAAAATGACTTACGTAAACAACAAGTAGGTGGTTTCTATAAAGACATACCCTTAACTCCAGGGTACGATAACGAAACCGACGTAGAGAAAAAGGAACGTCAACTAGAAGGTAGAACCAAGACTCAAGATAATGATGTATTTACTTTACTAGAATGTCACGTTAATCTAGATCTTGAAGGTTTTGAAGATCGAAGTCCCGAAGGGGAACCTACTGGAATTAAACTTCCTTACATTGTAACGATCGAACTCGAATCTTCCGAAGTACTCTCTATCCGAAGAAATTGGATCCCTACCGACCCTAAAAAAGCTAGGATAGAATACTTCGTTCACTTTAAATTTTTACCTGGGTTAGGTTTCTATGGATTTGGTTTAATCCATATGATTGGTGGTTTGTCCCGTACCGCTACTTCTGCCCTACGACAATTACTAGATGCGGGAACCCTGGCTAACTTGCCGGCAGGATTTAAACAAAGAGGAATTAAAATCAGAGATGATGCCCAAAGCATTCAACCTGGGGAGTTTAGAGATGTAGACGCACCGGGTGGAAATATTAGAGATTCGTTTATGATGTTGCCTTTTAAGGAACCTTCACAGACCTTATTGCAACTCATGGGGGTCGTAGTACAAGCGGGTCAACGTTTCGCATCGATTGCGGATTTAAATGTTGGCGATGGGAATCAACAAGCGGCAGTGGGTACGACCGTGGCGCTTTTGGAACGTGGATCACGAACCATGTCTGCTATTCATAAACGATTGTATGCAGCTTTGAAAAATGAATTTAGATTAATGGTCAATGTATTCAAAACATACCTTCCTGAAGAATATCCTTACGATGTAGTGGGTGGACAAAGAAATATTAAACAATCTGACTTTGATGATAAAATTGATGTCATCCCTGTTGCGGATCCTAACATCTTTTCTCAAACTCAAAGGATATCTATTGCTCAAACAGAATTACAATTAGCACAATCTAATCCTGGGATTCATAATTTATATGAAGCCTATAGAAATATGTATGAAGCGATTGGTGTAAAAAATATTGATTTGATTTTGAAAGCTCCGGTACAACCACAACCTAAAGATCCAGCATTAGAACATATTGATTCTTTATCCGGAGTACAATTTCAAGCATTCAAAGGACAAGATCACAGAGCCCACATGACCGCTCATTTAAATTTCATGGCAACTAATATGGCGAGAAACAATCCTGTCATTATGGGTGCTTTAGAGAAAAATATATTTGAACATATTTCTTTGATGGCGTTAGAACAAGTAGAAATGGAATTCCAACAAGAAATGATGCAGATGCAAGCGATAGGACAAAATCCTCAAGCGGCACAAGATCCAAGAACACAACAAATGATGATGCAATTAACTATGAAGATTGAATCTAGAAAAGCAGTCTTGATTGCAGAGATGATGGAAGAGTTTAAAAAAGAAGACCAAGAGATTAATGGTAACTTTGCTAACGATCCTATTGCACAACTTAAATCTAGAGAACTAGATCTTCAAGCACAAGAGAATGCTAGACGAAAAAAAGATGATGAAGAACGATTGGGCCTAGATAAATTAAAAACTATGATGAACCAAGTACAGCAAGACAACAAATTAGAACAAAATGAAGATCTAGCTGAATTAAGGGCTGCCACTTCTATTACTAAACAAGTAATGTCTAACCAAAACAAAAAAGGAATGTTCTAATATGAAAAAAGCACAGAAAAAAGTAGGGAAAGTCATGAGAGAGTTCAAATCCGGTGAACTTCATAGCGGAAAATCTGGAAAAATCGTTAAAAACCCAAAACAAGCTATTGCAATTGCGCTATCAGAAGCTAAAATAGCAAAGAACAGGAAGTAAATTATGAAAAAAACTAAAAAAACTAAAAAAGAAGATAATTCTTTTACTGAAAAAGAAATTGAGATGACTAAACCTAACGAATCTCAAAAAGTTGTAGTAAAAGGAACTGGTAAAGCTAGAAAACAAACGGCTACTTGGTATTAAACCATGTCAAAAGATAAAAAAATAAAAAAACCAATTTTAAAACCAGCTGATGAAGAAGGTTCAATGGAAAAAACAATTGAAGAATTTGAAGATTATATAAACGTTGGAATTTTACCAGAAAAAAAAGCAAAAGGTGGTTTAATAAAAGGAAAACCAAAATTAGCTAAAAAAGGATGGAAGTAAATTATGTTTCCAATGTTAGGTGCAATTGCTCCATTAGCTAAAATTCTATTTAGCACAATTGAAAAAGCAGTTCCTGACAAAGATCTTCAAGAAAAATTAAAAGCACAACTTAATCAACAATTATTACAATCTAGTACAGAAGAATTAAAAGCGGCAGCAGCTATTGTTGAGGCAGAAGCCAAAGCAGGTTGGTTTGCAGCAAGTTGGAGACCACTTTTAATGTATGTGTTAATTTTTATATTAGTCTGGAATTATATTCTTGGACCTGTTATAAAATTAATGATAGGAACGGTCATTACATTTGAACTACCAGGCGACGTTTGGACTTTATTGCAAATTGGCCTTGGGGGATATGTAGTAGGA